AACCAAAAGTCAAAGTCGGTGACATGGTTCGCTGCGAAGCAGAAGGGTTCATCTATCCATTTCGTGGATATGTAGAACACGTCTATAATCACTCAGCAATCATTCGTATTGAAAACACGATGGAATGTGATAAATGGACAGCTAAAAGCAAAGAGAATTTAGCAGTGGTGAGATTGGTGGATATTGAACTAATCAATGACAAATAAAAAAGCCGGATCGCTCCGACTGATTCAATAAATTCCACAAGTTTATTATATCACATAAAAGGGGCGGTTTGACTTGATGCAATTGTTACGAGAGGTAGATTTCAAACAGACAAGATGTAATGCGAGAGATGTGCTGAAGAACTTTCGGCGTTTGGAGCGGATGGCAGGTCGCTCTTTGATAGATATTAAGTCGCCGATTATTACGGATATGCCGAAGGCACCGAAGCACGGCAATAAGGCAGAAGACGCGATCATTCAGATGATGGATATAGAAGCAGAGAGAGACGCGATTTTAGCGGCTTTGATGGCGCTTAGTCTGATTAGTCGTCAGATACTCTACTACAGCTTCTGTGTGCCAGACAGCTTCTCAAACTACAGGATTAGCCGTGAAGTGGGTTATTCAGAAAGAAGCATACAACGGATGAAGTCGGAAGCTCTGATAGAGTTTGCAGAAGCATATAAACATGGGAAAATAATTGCTTATAAATAGGAGGACTATATAATGTGGAAAGATTATGTATCATTGAAAGAGTTGAAAAAAGATCTTATTTTCAAAAAAATCGTAGAATGGTCAGAGAGTGAATTAATTTTAGAAGATGGAACCAAAATGGAAGTTGTATGTAGCGAATCAGATTGCTGCGCATGGGCCGAAGGTGAATTCAAAAATGTAAAGCTTGATGCAGTGATTACAGATATAAAGATTTTTGATAAAGGTAACCGTCTCTATAATGGCGATGGACATAGTTCTTATGCCGAAGTCGTTGTTTATCATAATCGAAATGAGATTGCTAAAGCGGAATGTACAGCAAACGATGGGAATGGAGGCTACTATTACAGTGTCTGTGCTTTAAAAGTCAAAGAAAAACTTTGTGTAGTGACTGATGCATAAAAAATGGCGGTTTTTTGGCGGAATGATGGCGGTTTTTAGCTATTTACCAGTGATATTATGGTAGTGTCGAAAGATTAGTGATAGGTCTGAGACAAAATAAAATGTAAGGGAGGAAATCTCCCTCATCGTTTAATTAAGCTTCGATAGGCAGCAGCGGAAATATTAAGAATAAGGATGTGAATTTTAACTCCTTCTAAATTGTTCTTATTATCTATCATCCGTTGCTGTCTATTGTTATTATGTCACTGTGGCGGAAAGGGTAGACGCTTAAAAATAAGGTCAATACGTCGAGGGATAGCCTTAACGTTTTATGATTTGACCATGCAAGGTTCGATTCCTTGCCAGCGACTTAGACGAAAGGTAGCTTAAATATTAACCACATCAACATCGTCAGCGAGTTGATAAAGGTAACTAGCAGACTCTAGGATTTAAGCCAGTCTTACCGATTAGTCTGTTATAGTAGCAAGCTTGCTAGAGGTAGCTCCTCTGGTTGACGTGCAGCTCAGTTGGTAGAGCGCCTGACTTTTAATCAGGAGGTCGCCGGTTCGAATCCGGTCACGTTAATAAAGAACCTACGGAAACAATCAATCTTATCGGATGCCGATTGGTTGGCTGAATTAAGCAGTGTGTCTGTGAATCAGTTAATAGGCATAAAATACTAGCACAGACGTGTGCCACTCTCAGGTGTAGGTTAGGAGAGAAACATTAGCAACCGAGGGTTGGAAATGGGCGCTCAAAGTACACGAGCAAGGCGAGGTCGATAGTAATCGATGGAATCGGTGTAGGTTGCTATTACATAATTGATTGGGTTAGATTGAGTTTTGGGATTCGGTACAAATGAATCGTCAAATGACTCAAGCACAGGATCGGAAACGTCCCTGCCTGTGCATTACATATTAGATCACTCGTTGAGTGGTCTTTTTATTTTAGAAAAGAGAGGATTTTGAAAATGAATCATGAGAAGTTTATCGAAAAATGCAAGGCTATTGTACGTGAAAGAATTGAGAATGAGATTGCTGACCTAAGTGGAGCAGTACCTGAGTTTAGTGTTTTCATAGTCTGGTCATGCAAAACACTACAGAATAGCAAAGCATTAGTCAGCGCTAGCTTAAAAGGAGCACCGTATTTTGAAATTACGTTGAACGGGGACAAAGGTGAAATCTATGTAGATACTTATCTCAAAAAATCAAATGAATGTATCAAAGTCTAGCAGGTGCTAGGCTTTTTCTTTACATAAAGGAGGAATGATCTCATGAAACAATATACCGCTAAAGATTTCGAGGAAATGAAGCGATTAAAGAAGGACTATGAAGAAGTTGATATGGAGCTAACTGTTGGAGTCATTCAACGAAGACTGCGGGTCGGATTAGAGACAGCAAAGGCTATTTACAATGATCTAAATGCTATTGAAGAGAAGAATGGCTAATGAGGAACTACTGGTATATATCGCTAACTAATGAATATCCTCGAACCATTGATGATTGTTCAGTGCGTGTTGTGCGTTCTGTACAAATCAAAGGGAAGTACTCTATTGTCGAAATGGGGAGAGAAGCAGAACCATGTGAGATTGATGCGTGCAAGCTCGTTTATTGCGGTCATGGTTTCTATGATGAACCAAACATTCAAAATAATATTAACAAGAATTTGAGGGATTAGAATGCAAGAAATGGCTTAAAAATCTCCAATCAGGACAAATCAAGTTAGACAAAGTTTCCGATTTAAAGATATTAATTGAAGCAGATCTAATGTTGAAAGATATTGAAAATTAGAAAACAAAACTCAACCTAAGAAGATTGCGAGGTGGTGTGTATTGAATGGCAAGACAACGTGATCCAAGACGTGATGAAGCCAAAAGAATTTGGTTAGAATCCAACGGAGAAAAGCAGTTAAAGGAAATTGCATCTGAATTAAATGTTTCAGATTCTCAGGTTAGAAAATGGAAATCGCAAGACAAATGGAGCGCTGAATTGAAAAGTAACGTTACCAATGGCAAAAGTAACGTTACTAATCAAGGTGGCGCTCCTATTGGTAATCAAAATGCTAAAGGTAACAAAGGAAATAGCCGAGCTTCTCCGCCAGTGGGTAATAAAAACGCTTTGAAAACAGGCGAGTATGAAACCATATTTTTTGAGACACTAAGTGATGAAGAGAAGGACATCTATTCTAGTCTGAATGATAATCCTTCTTTTGTTTTGTCTGAAGAAATACGTCTACTTAAGATAAGACAATTTCGTATGATGAAGAGAATCCAACAAGCTGAAGCTGGACTAAATGATGAAGAAGTCGAACGATTGCAGCAGCTAAGAAAGATTAAAAATCCGATTGAAAAAAATGGTAAAAAGCTAGAAATCAAGCGTGAGGTTATGCAAGATGTGCAGATTAGCAGAAAAAAACATCGCAAAATTGATGATATTCTTTCAATTGAAGATTCATTGACTCGGATTAGCAACCAGTTAGCTAAAGCCATCAAGCAAATGAATGAACTTTATATGAATGAATACAGAACTGATTTAATTAAAGCTCAGACTGATAAGATCCAAGCTGAGACAAATGAAATTGGCGGAAATAATTCAGGTGAAGAAATAGAAGAATGGAAACAGGCAGTTTTAAATGCCGCAAACAAACGGGCGGTGAAAGAAAATGAATAATGAATTTATTCCTTTTGCTGATATTGGTTCTGCCATTGATTATTACTATGATAAACCAGTAGCTTTTTGCCAAGATATTTTGCATTTGAATCCTGATGAATGGCAAGAAAATGTTTTAAATGATTTAGCTGAATTTTCAAAGGTTTCTGTTCGTTCTGGTCAAGGAGTTGGAAAAACAGCATTAGAAGCAGGAGCAATACTTTGGTTCTTAACGTGTCGACCCTACGCTAAAGTAATAGCAACAGCTCCGACAATGAAGCAACTTTACGATGTACTTTGGGCAGAGGTAGCTAAATGGTTAAATGATAGCTTGATCAAAAACTTACTGAAGTGGACAAAGACCAAAATTTATATGGTTGGTGATTCAGAGCGTTGGTTTGCTACGGCTAGAACAGCGACTAAACCAGAAAATATGCAAGGTTTTCACGAGGACCATATGTTGATTGTGGTAGATGAAGCTTCTGGTGTGTCTGATCCAATTATGGAAGCTATTCTTGGTACGCTATCAGGTTTTGATAATAAGCTGTTGATGTGTGGAAACCCCAATAATATTGAAGGTGTTTTTTACGATTCCCACAATTCAGACCGTGATAAATACAGAGTTCATAAAGTATCAAGCTATGATAGTAAACGTACAAACAAAGACAATATAGAAATGATTCTTAAAAAATATGGAAAAGAAAGTGATGTTGCTCGTGTCCGTATTTTTGGAGAATTTCCCAAAGGTGCGTTGGATTCATTTATCAGTCTTGAAACGGTTGAATTGGCTACAGAAAAACAAATTAGTGATTCTTTAGTCAATAAAACAACGGTTGCTCATATTGGTGTTGACGTAGCTCGATATGGTGATGATTCTACGATTCTCTTTCCTAGAATTGCTACCAGGGCATTGGAGTATGAGAAGTATTCAAAACGTAGCACCATGGAAACAACAGGATATGTCATCAACATGGCCAAGAATCTAATGAGTCAATATCCGAGTATTGATAAAGTGATGATTAAAGTCGATGACACTGGTGTCGGAGGTGGTGTAACCGACCGCCTAGAAGAACTTATAGAAGACAAACATTATCCTTTTGAGGTGTTTGGAGTGAATAACGGTTCAACATCAGAAGACGATTTTTACGATAATTTAGGTACTCAACTATGGGGAAACATCAAGGAAATGTTAGAAGAAAATATGACAGCAAATCTTAACGGAGAACAGCCTGTTATTGAATTGCCTTCTGATAGTTCGTTAATCAAAGAATTAAGTACTCGCAAATTCAAAATGACAAGTAGAAGTCGTATACGTTTAGAAAGTAAAGATGATATGAAAAAGCGAAATATTGGTAGTCCCGATATTGCTGACGCACTGGCTTTAGCGTTTTATGAGCCACCAAGTCACTATCAATTTATTCAATTTTAGGAGGTGAGCTTTTGATTAGTACAGTATTATCTTTAGAGAGATATAAGAAGCTACGTGTTAAATATGCAACACAAATTGAAGATGGAATGTTTGATCCGAATGGTTTTATAGAAGATATGAAACCATTTTTTGCTGATCGCGAAAGAAAATATCTAGCTTATACTAGCGAAAAGAATGAAATAGATAATAGACCAAAGCCTAACACTGATATTGTAAAAGTTAATAATAAACTTCATGCTGGTATGTATTCAATTGTCGTAGACCAAGCAGTCAATCATTTTACTGGTATACCTATCAAATGGGATTACGATGTATCGGAACAAAAAAGAACACTCATTCAAAGATTAAAAGATAAATTCTTAAAAAATGATATAGAACTTCCGACAGTTCCAGAAGCTTTTAACAAATTAACAAGCAATCTTGATTCCATGAGATTCGCAATGCTTGATTCTGAAACTGCAACTTTTCAAGGAGCTTGTGGAGTAGCTTTCCGATTGTTAGAGCCTGTGGAAGAAGATGATGGTTGGAAGTTAAGAGCAAGTAATATTGAACCTTGGAGAGCAGAAAGATATGGAAATGCCGGAATCTATATCAAAGAAAAGTATGACTCTTACCAGAAAAAATTTTTTCAAGAAATGAAAGTTATGACAAGAAATAAAATTCTGACATATGCTTGCTATGGTGATTTGAATTTTGTTACAAGCGGAACGTTCAAAAAAATTGATGAGACCGATAACCCTTTGGGGACGATTACCTTGGCAGAATTTAAAAATAATACGAATCGTTATTGTGATTTTGAAGTAGCTGAGGAAATTGGAGATGCAATTGATCGTGCTTTGTCTGATCAACAAAACGAAATCGAACAATTTAAGCTTGCGTACATGCTTGTTACTGGCACAACAATGAGCAAAGGCACTGCTAAAGAAATGATGAATCAGCTAGGGATTATCAACTTAAAAGACCCTACTGCAAAAGCTGAATATGTCACAAAAAATTTAGCAAAAGATTTCAATGAATATCATATGGATCTATTGAAAAAACAGTTTTACACCATTTGTAAAGCAATCGATTTTAACGATGAGGTGTTTAAATCAAACAGTTCTGGAGAAGCTCGCAAGTGGCAAATCATTAGCCTAGAAGCGAAAACAAATACTAAAGAGCAATATTTTAGAGAAGGATTGAAAGAATGCGCAGAAACAATTGCTGCTTTTCTTAAGTTTCATGACAAAGTAGAAATTGAGCCTGAAAAAATTATTTTTACTTTCTCTAGATCTTTGCCAACTGATTTAAGTTATTTAGCTGAAGCTTTACCTAAACTTGCACCATACGTATCCAAACGAACTATTCAGAGCCAAATTCCATTTGTAACAGATGTTGATTATGAAAATGAAATGATGGAATTGGAAAGTGGAAGTGCTTATCCAGATAGTGAATACAATTTTGGCGGAGGTGGCAATAGTGACGATAGAAACGAAGTATTGGACCAAACGTCGAGAACTGGAGGATCAAGCAAGGCTCAAACAAGAAAATCAGACACTTAAAAAATTAACTAGTGTATTTCCTGAAGCACTGAAAGAGATACAAGCAAAACTATTATCACAAGCTGACTTACACAATATCACTTATCCAGAAATGATGGAGTTTTATAGTACAAGTAATCAGAAAAAATATCGTGAATATGTGGAAAAAAATTATAAGTCATTAAAAATGTATGATGCAAAATACAAAGAGTTTATCGATGAATTTTTTCCACCATTTGACTATGCAAAAGTCAATCGCTTATTACAAATACGATCAGATGTATTTAAAATTCTTGCAGAATATGCGATGGATGCAGATGTGAATCAATATTTTTCTGATCGCTTAGAGGAAATTCTTCAAAGAACATATTCTTCTAATGCTAATGTTTTTGTTCAACTTTTAAACGTTGATATACCAAATTATTTACCAGAAAATGAAATTAAACATTATTTGAACTATCCATGGTCAGGAAAGACATTTTCAAGAAGACTTTGGGGAAATATTTCATCGCTTGAACAGAAACTCTCTAATGCTATTGTAAAAAGTGTTGCTAGTGGAGAAGGCGTTATACACGCATTAAACACCATGAGATTAGACTCAGAAATTTGTGACATGTTTAAGTTAGAAGAATCAAAGTATAACAAAGCGATAGAAAATCTCGTTCGAACGGAGTATGCAAAATTTGCACAAGATGGTATTGAAAAATCATATTTAGAAACAGGTATTGAGGAATACAACGTATTGACTGCAAAAGATGAGAGAGTTTGCCGGATTTGTGGAGGAAAGGCAAGTAAGAATCCCTATAAACTGAAAGATGCTGTCATAGGTGAAAATCGAGCACCTTTCCATAGTCGTTGTAGATGTACGGATGTTCCTAATTTACCAAAATTAGGAAAGGATATTGATGAAGAATATGACCGTTTATTTGGCGATTTATTAGATGAGTTTGCACATGATTCTTTTGGAATTAATTTGAAACGGAGGAAGTAGAATGAAAGATTTTTTTGAAGCAGTACTAACAATTAATGTAAATGCTGATATTGCAGAAGCCTACAAAACAGCTATTGAGTCTGAGAACCATCCTAATGGCTTGAGAGACCATTGGAATGGCAATTATGCCTACGTGGTTATTGGCGATCAAACTGTTAATTATCAAGATAATACTCCAGTTGATAAGAATACCGTTAATTTAACGATTCAATTATTATCTCATTCATTACCAAATTTAAAAGAAACAGTTGATTGGTATGAAAAGATGGGATGTATTGTTGTTAGAACTGACTACAAAGAAGGAAAGTCTAGTAATTAGGCTTTTTTATTTTGTCCGAAATGACGTTAAACTAGCGCAATACTGGGCTTGGTTGAATGGTGGGGCGCAACTATTAAAACTCAAAGCAATGCGGGGCGTGAAAACGAATCGTGGGGCGAAAGGAGAATGAGCATGAAACACAAATCATTAATGCCAATGAATTTGCAATACTTTGCCGAAGGTGACGATCAAAAGTTTTCTTTTGATGACTTCAAATCTTTTGTGGAATCCAATGAAGAAGCTCAAAAATTTATTCAGTCACAATCTCAAAGTGTTGCCGACAAACAATTGGAAGCTTGGAAACAAAATAACTTAGATAAAATTAAACAGGATACCATCAAGGAATATGAGGAATCTAAGAAAAACAAGTCACCTGAGCAAATTCAACTGGAAAAACTACAAGCTGAATTTGAAGCAGAAAAAGCGTTGCGTGTGACAAGTGATAATAAAGCATTTGTTGCAGAACAAATTGCTGGATTAGAACTAGATGGAGAGTTAAAAGAGTCTATTTCTCAATTTATGCTAAATAATCTTGTTAGTTCGGATACAGATTTCACTAAGAATGCTGTTGAAGGTTTTACAAGTGTCTTGAATGCAATTAATGAGAAACATGCAGATGCATTAAAAGAACTACAAATGAAGTCTGCATTTGGTGGAACTCAACAATCGAATAACCAGGTTCAGCAGAACAATGAAACATTAACAAATCCAGAAGAACAATTAGGACAAATTCTTCAACAATTTAACTAGGAGAGTGAAAAATTATGAAAAAAACATCTTTAAATAATTTAGAGTATTTGGATATTTCACCAGCGATTAATGCTATGCAAGTACCAAATACACCTTTTTTAAGCTATTTATTTGGTGCTGGAAAAACAGAGCCAGCAAACTCGACAGAAATTAAATGGCGTGAATATGATATCAACAACGATGATTCTTCTGAAAAACTTGAGGGCGGAGAATATCCAGATGCTGAATCAGGTCGAACTTGGTTTAACAACTATACTGAAATTTTTAGAAAATCAACCTCTGTATCTGGTACATTAGATGCTATTAATGTGAATGGAGTCGGAAATGAATTAACTAATCAAGTAGCACTACGTGGTATGGAAATGAAAATTGATTTGAACCGAAAATTGATTACTGGTGTAAAAGCTGATGAAAATGGTTCTAAAGGTCGTCGAATGAATGGGATTTTGAACTTGATCAATTCAGCAAATAAGGCAGAAACAGCCACTGCGGGTGCAGTAACAAGAAAAGATATCGATACTTTATTTAAATTGATGTATGAAAAAGGTTATATGGGAGAAAAACTATGCTTGATTTCTCCAGATATGCAGGAGTTAATGACTGATGAGTTAGATGGAAAATCAACAAAAATTGTTCAGTTCGGGGAAAGAGTAACTTTTGGATTGCAAATTGGAAATATCGTGTCTAATTACGGTACAGGTATTGCTCTACTAGAACCATCATTGCCAAAAGGAACAATTGCCGCAATCGATACTAATTATGTGAAACTACGTCCATTACGTGAATGGAGAGCAGAAGAACTTGCAAAAACAACGGATTCTAGACGTATCGGTCTTGTAGGTGAATACTCTCTTGAATACAATGCTTCAAACTCTGGGGCAATTTTAAATTTAAAGTCTGAATAAAAGGGAGTTAGTACTCCCTTTTTTGATAGGAGGAATTACAGTGGTAAAAAAAGATGAAACTAAAAAAGATGAAGTCGTGAAATATAGAGTAGGTAAAACTAAAAATTTTGTTGGGTTTGTTCATCCTAAAACTCGTAGATTTATCACAGCAGATTCAAATAACGAATTTATCATTTCTATAGATGATAAAGAAGCAATTGCAATTTTGGAAGATGCAATTGATGTTAATGAAATTTAGGAAGTGATCTGATGGATGAATCGCTAAAAACGGAAATCATTGAGTCTACAAAAGAAGATTTTCCAGATTTGAGTGAAGAACGCATAACTAATTTATTAGAAATAATTTTGCTAGAAATTGAATCATACAACACTTGTAAAAATGATATTTCATGGGAAAAGTTAAAAAGCGTGATTAGTGAAGTGTTGTATAAAATAATAAAAAATGAATCAGAAAAAACAGTATCTTCAGTTAGACGTGGCGATACAACGATTAGTTATGCTTCAACAACAAATGATGTTAGTGAGTTACTTCTAGGCTATGGTGATTTGATACGAAGAGTTATTGGTTGTGGAGGATTGGAGTTTTTTTAATGAATGAAGCAGATATTTTAGAAACTACTTATGAAGATAGTTGTATTATTGAAAGACTGACGGACATTGAAGATTCTAATACAAATATTACTATTCAAGATTACAAAAAAGTATATGATAATCCTATTTCTTGCGCTCTTTCACAAGGTCAAATCGATGGACTAGCAGTCATAGAAGATGGAGAGATGGTAAATGTTTCAACTGACACATATAAATTATTTGTTCATCCTAAGATTAAACTAAAAAAAGGAGATCGAATAACAATAACTCAAAAGGCCAGTGGCTTAATTTTTTCTCTATTTGCTACTAAGCCTTTTTACTATCCTAGTCATTGTGAAGTGAATTTGATAGGAAGTGAGAAAAATGGGTAATCTCAAATATGAATCAAATGCAGAAAAGATCATTGAGAATTTTAAAAATATGACTGTAATTGCTCAAAAAGAAGGAATATCCTTCGTTAACGATTCAATGAATAAAGTCGTTAGTTTAGCTAAACCATTAACTCCTGTAAAATCAGGTAATTTAAGGCGAGGATATCGTGTAGTAAAAGCTAGAAAACTATCAAGCGGTCGAATTGTTGGAGCAGTTATAAACAATGAACATTATTTTAAATATGTAGAAGAAGGTCATAGGACTAAAAATGGTGGCTTTGTCAAAGGGAAATTCATGTTAACTCGTGCAACGAATCTTGCAAATATGTCTTATATTCCTCGAAGATTTAAACAAATGGCAATAAAAATCGTTAAGAAAGGAAAGTAACATGAAAGATGAAATCATTGCTGCAATCAGTAGCAAATTAAAAGAAATCTATCCTGATGGGACAATATATCTTGATTCAGTTATGCAGTCAACTAAAGATTTTTATTTCGTTTTATCAGTAATGGAATCTGGAACTGAAAATGTAGGAATTGATATTCAAAATGTTTCTTTCTTAATTGATATTGCATTGATTGATAATAAACCTAATAGAAATTTAATTAATGAATTAGTCTCACGTTGTGGGACTTTTTTTAATACGATTACAATCGATGAGCAAATATTATTTCCAAAAGCCTATTTACCTGATGAAGCAGATGGTGTTCAACATATTCGTTTTACATTAGAATTTCCACAATATATTGAATGGAGTGAAAGATAAATGGGAGAAAAAAGAAGTAAAACCGGAATTATTTCTGTCGAAAAACCTACTTGGTTTCCTTTGGAAGATGAGACAGGGAATTTTCCGGTATATGGTACTGCGTTGCCAATGGGAACAGCAGTAAGTATCAAACCAACAGCTAATTATGAAACAACACAAGATTATGGGGATTCAGTGGTTCAAGATCAATTTACAGCTTTTGGTGGTGCAGAAGTTGAACTGGAAGCAAATGGATATACTCATAAAGTTTTATCTACAATTACTGGAGGGAAAATTGTTAAAGGTGGTGCCTTGCGTTCTGGAGAAGATATTGCGCAAGATGGTGCGTTTGCATATAGACGTAAAAAATCGAATGGGAAATACCGTTATACGGTCTTTTATAAAGGACAGTTTGCTCTAGATTCAGATGAAACATCAACGATTGAAGGAAGTAAAGTAAGTTTTACTCATCCAACTTGGAAGGGTTCATTTGTAGATGTACCAGGACTTGGATATATGTATTCAGTTGATGAAGATGATGAAGGCGTGGATAAAGCAATGATCGGAAATTGGTTTACAAAAGTAGCAATTCCAATTGAAGAAGCAGAACTTTCAGGAGGTACAGAATAATGTCAAAATATCAAACAACGATTAAATTAACGAAAAAAGATGAAGAAGGTAAATATGAGCAAGTACAATTTAAATCTGCTGAATTTTTACCAGGAACAGTTGTAGAAGATGCTGCAGGAGTTATGGAAGAAATGCAAACAGCGACTGATAAACAATCAGTTAAAAAAGCTTTAAGTCGTGCTTATTCATTTATTGCAGATACTTTATTTGAGGGACAATTTACTGGTGAAGATTATTGCAAAGGAATTGATGCTCGTGAGATTGCCTCATTGACAGGAAAATTATTGAAGTCTGTTACTGCAGGTTTTGATGAAACTTATACAGAGACGAAAAAAAAGTAAGTGAGGCGCTCAAGTCACCTTCATTTAAGTATTCGATTACTTACCGAGAATTAGATATAAAGACGCAATTACTCGAAGCAGGTTGGACGTTACCAGAAATTGAACGTACTGACTTGGATGAGTTAATGCGTCTTTTTGCTTTTAGAGATGCGGTAAAAGAGCATGAAGATGTTGAGTACTATGATAATTTCACTCAATTTTAGGAGGTGATACTTTGAATAACGATGACCTAATTCTGAAGATGATACTAGATGAATCTGGTTTTACTGCCGGTATGAATAATGCTGTCAAAAAGTTGAACTCTTTTGATGAAACAATCGAAAGAAAAAGTAGAAATAGTGGCAGTTCATTAGGTAGTATTTGGAAAATATTTGCTGGAAGTTTTCTAGCTAGCGGAGTAACTAGAATCGTAGGAGCTGGCTTTGATCTAATCAAGGGTTCCATAAGTGGAGCGGTTGATCGAGTAGATACGATGAATAACGCTCTACGAAATTTCCAAAATATGGGATTTAGTAATTCAGAAATTATGAAGAATATCGGAAAGAATGGGCTTTTATCTCAAGGTATTCAAGGACTTCCTACTGCTTTGAATGATGCGATAAGTCATGTTCAACTTCTTGCTTCTTCTACAGGTGATTTAACTCGTTCAACTCAAATATTTAAAGCTTTAAATGATGGAATTCTTGGTTTCGGTGGTTCAACTGATCAAGTTAATGAAGCTGTTATTCAATTATCTCAAAGTTTCTCAAACGGAAAAGTAGACGCACAAACTTGGAACTCAATGATCAACGCTCAACTTGGACCTACTCTTTCTGCTATTGCTAAAAAGATGGGAATTACAATGGGAGATCTGAAAGAAGGTTTGTCTCAAGGTAAGATTTCTGTTGAAGAATTCCAAAATCAATTAATAGAAATGGATACCAAAGGTGGCGGAGGACTTAAATCATTAAGTCAAATCGCTAAAGATTCTACTAAGGGAATTAAAACCTCTATACAAAATGCAAAAACAGCTGTTACACGTGGTGTTGGTGAGGTAATAGAAGGATTAAATAAAGCATTAGTAGATTCAGATTTAGGTGGATTTAAGGGAATTATTGATAAAGTGGGCAGTTCAATGGAATCGTTCTTAAAAGTAATTGCTGCAAATATTCCTACAGCAGTATCATTTTTAAGTAATTTATTTAACGAAATTCAAAAATTTGGTTCTGCTTTGAAATTCATGATGCCCTTTCTTGTTCCTGCAGCTACCGCTTTTGGAGCGTTCATGTTTCAACTTAAAGGTATACCAGCAATAATAAAAAGCTTCAATAATTTTAAGAATGCCATAATTGGCGTTGGAAATTCATTAAAGATTATGGGGGCAATAGCTGCTGCTAATTCATTTGTTTTAATTATTGGTGCAGTCGTTGGTGCAATAGCTGTTTTCGGTTACTTTATGGCAACCAATGAAGAGTTTAGAAACAAGGTTATATCTATTTGGAATGATGTGAAAGATTCCGTAATTGGTGTATTAAAAAATATAAAGGACTGGGGAATTGATACTTGGAATTCTGCTAAAGAAATGGCATCAAATGCAGTTGAGGGTGTCAAAGATGCTTGGTCAGGAACAAAGGAATGGTTTTCTAACACCTGGAAAGGTATTAAGGATGGGGCCACAGGTTTATTTGATAAAACAGTAGAGACTTCAAGAAATGCAGTCGATAGTGTAAAAAATGCATGGTCTAATATGAAGAAATGGTTTTCTGATACTTGGCAAAGTATAAAAGATTCAGCCAGAGAAAAATGGAATGAAATTAAAGGTTCTATTATGTCGGTTGCTGGTCCATTGATTACAGGTATAAAGAATGCATTTTTACATGTTACTTTTTATCTAGAGACCTTATGGAATAATTTAGTTGAGATTGGTAAAAACGTCTTTGAGATTTTAAAAAATGTTATACTTGCGCCGGTTTTGTTTATTACCTCCATGATTTCTGGTGGATGGGAAGAAACAAAAAATAATATGATTGCTGTTTGGAATAATATTAAAGAAAGTGCCATAAATATTTGGGAATCTATAAAGAATATATTTGTAAGTTATTTTACAAATATTTATTTTGCTGCACTCAATATTTGGACAGGGTTCAAGCTTACATTGATAAATATTTGGAATGAAGTGGTAAATCAAGCTAAATCGATTTGGTTAAACATAAAGTATTTTTTTATTAATCTTTGGATTGATATAAAATATTTTGCAATTCAGAAATGGATTGAATTGAAGTTTTCTATTATTCAAACTTGGATCGATTTAAAATATAATGCCATTACTACTTGGAATAATATTAAACAGTTTTTCAAAGATACTTGGAAAAATATTAAAGATACGGCATACAATACGTGGATTTCTATAAAAAATACCATGATTAATACATGGAATAACATTAAGGACTCTTTCTGGAATATTGTTACTGGAATTGTTAATTCTGCTGAAAATGCATGGACAAATCTAAAAAATGGTGTTTCAAATGCTATTAATCGGGTAAAAGAAATCTTTAATTCGTTAAGGGAAGTCAATTTATTTGAAATTGGCAAGAACATCATTGATGGACTTATAAATGGTGTAAAAGAAAAGTGGAATGCTTTGAAAGATACTATCAAAGGTATTGCAGGTAATATCAAAAATTGGATTAAAGGAGCTTTAGATATTCATTCTCCATCAAGATGGATGCGTGATATGGTTGGTAAAAATATTGTTCAAGGTATTATCGTTGGTATTGATAAAGAGCAAAGTAAGTTAGATCAAACCATGACAAATTTAGTAAAAACACCGTCTGTTCAACCTGTAGTAAATGGAATAAGTCACCTACCAATTACACAAACAAAGCAAAATATATCTGCTAGTGAAACAAAAGAAATTCATTTACATTTAAATGTTTATGGAGATTTACCTGATTCAATGGTTCGGAAGATTACCACAAAAATTAAAACAGAATTGACAAGACAAATGAAACGAGATGCTGGTGCAGTAGGAGGAACATTATATGCAACTTAAGAGAGGACAATTTTTTATTAATCAACATTATTCTTCTGAATTTAATGTGTATATTCAAAACAGGCCTGCTTCTGTTTCAGCTAGTCGAGTAATTGAATTGAGAGAGCGAGAAGGAAATGATTCTATCATTATTGATAAAGGCTATTACAGAAATGTGACTAGAAAGATTGAGTGTTACTATAAAGCACCTTCAATTGATGTGGTGCAGGAGTGGGAAGATCGAATCACTGAATGGTTAGATATGTCGTCTTATAGTGATTTTATTCTTTACTATGATGAACAATATATTTATCAAGCTGTAGTAATAGAAGGACCTGAATTTAAAGGAACAAGAAAAACAGGAAATATTGTCCCTTTTGAATTTACAGTGAGCATTCGACCATTTAAGGAAAATTACAATGGTAGATTTACTATTCGACAAACAGAAACTTTTGAAATTTATAACCCAGAGAAGTATTCTTCAAAACCGCTTATTAAATTGAGTGGTTCTGGAGATGCTTCTTTTTATATTAATAAGGACAAATATGATTTGAAATCGTTGGACAGAGAATTATTTATAGATTCTAAATTAGAAGAGGCTTACCGAAAATTAGATGGTAATTTAGAACATCAGGATCAAGTCACTTTATTTTTAGATTTTCCATTTTTATATCCTGGAAAAAATGAAATTAAATGGACGAAAAATATTCATTCATTTGAAATAATGCCTAGGTGGTGGAGAAAAGTATGAAACCAAGAATATATAGTCCTACTGAAACAGATTTCTCAACGAATGGCTTAGGAATTTTAAAGGATTGTACAAGATGTGAAATATATGAAGTAGCTAATGGAAAATATGAATTAGAGTTGGATTATCCTTTAGGAACTAGATTTGATGAATATTTTGAAAATGACTATCAAATAAAAGCAAAGCCAAACGATCAAGAAGAGTATCATATCTTTTTTATTGATGATAAAGATATAGATACTTTTTTAAATACAGTAACTATTTATGCTCAGAGTCGTACAAATCGACTTGGAAGACGGGTAGTCACTCTTGCGGAAGTAGACTCTAAAACTGGTCAAGAAGCGATATCAATTATTGAAACCAAAATGGATAAAAAATCTGACATACGACTTTATTCTGATATTACGGCCGTTTCTAGCACAATCTTTGAAGCGAGAAATGTTTTAAATTGTATTGCTGGTGAACAAGGATCATTGCTTCAATATTGGGGTGGAGAAATTAAACGTGAACCATTTAAGCTTTCTTTGTTAAAGCGAAGAGGTCGCAATAATGTTGGAACGATTCGGTATGGAAAAGATATGTCTGGTTTAAAGGTCAAATTAGATTGGACAGGTATAAAAACAAGACTTATTCCATATGCTGATCCTCAAAGTGAGGTAGGTACGACTAATCGAATTTATGGTTCGCCAGTAGATAGTGCCTATATTAATAACTATCCTGATGTGTATACAGAGCATGTTCAGTTTACAGAAGAACAAGGAGTAAAAGACATTAAGAGCTTAAATAAAATAGCTAAAAATTACTTTAAAACGATCAATCCTGGCTGTGATAAGCCTAAAGTTTCTATTACGGTTGAATTTGATAAGTTGACTGATAGTGAAGAAGCGAAAGAATTTGCGAAGATTAGAAATTATGGTCTGTTTGATACATTTAAAATATATCATAAAAAATATAATATTTATCTTGAATCAAAGGTTAGTGGACTACAATACGATTCTTTATCTGAAAAAACTTTGAAATTAGAAGCAGGAGACATTCAAGTTGCTTTTTATCAGCAACAAGCTGTAACTATTCAGGATAAATTAAAAGATTATGCAACGAATAATTATATGAGTGATTTTAATGATTATGTTTCTTCAATGATTACAGGTCAAGGCAGTGCAGGAGGATATGTAAGTTTATGGCCAAAAGAAAAACCTTCCAACATCTTTATTATGGATAATCCAGATTTAGAAAAGGCAAGAGAAGTACTAAGAATGAATAAAAATGGGATTGCTTTTTCTAAGAAAGGATGGCGGGGGCCTTTTACTTCAGCTTGGACATTAGATAGTATATTTAATGCCAATTTTATACAAACTGGATTAATCAAAGCAGATATCTTTCAAAATTCTTTTAACAAGACTGGAGATGTATTGAAATTAGTTAATGGACTACTCCAAATTTGGAACAACAAAAAGAAAATAATGGAGTTAACTAAAAAAGGAATGGAATTTTGGAATTCTAAGGGTTCAATTGGAACGATTGGAACAACTGATTCTGCTGGTAATCCTTTTCCTGGGGCTTCTACTCCAACCCCTATTGAAGATAATTCTTTAGTTATTCGTACAAATGGAGACGGCAAATATATTTTGATTTCTCCTAAAGTAGGAAAAGGATTAGTTTTATTAGGAAATGGTAAAGCAATTTATTTTGGAGACTTAGATGTACAAGGAAAACTTACAGTTAAAGGAAAAGAAATAATTCCTGGACAAGGTGGTGGTCCATCGGGAGGTGGAGAATCTACTGGTGGGTATCCTAGTGAATTAAAAACAGATGCAGAAAAGAGAGCTTGG